GTAACCTTCATAATGTTATCTTTGCATCACCTTCAAAATCTAGAGTTCGTAACCTACAATCGATAGGTAGAGGTCTTAGAAAAGGTGATAATAAAACAGAAGCTGTTTTGTATGATATTTCTGATGACTTCAGAACTGGTAAATTTACCAACTTCACGTTGAAACACTTCGTTGAAAGAGTCAATATATATGATAGTGAGAAGTTTAAATATAAATTTTATAATGTAGAGTTGAAAAATGGATAATGTTAAAATCGTTAGATTACAAAGTGGTGAAGATGTAATTGCTCAATGTAATGAGGTAGAAGGTACAGGAGAGTTTTCTCTGATAGAACCTATGACGATTTTATTCAAGAGATTACCTAGTGGTAAAGCTTTTATGATGATGAGTCCTTGGTTGCCATTGGAACTAATTGAAGACAATCATTCTTTAATATTTGCTTCAGACATTCTTACCATGGTCAAACCTAAAAAGGCCATTATAGATTATTATGCAAGAATTGTAGGTGAAATAACTCTTGAAAGCATTCTCAATGCAAAAGACATTGAAGAATCTCTGTCAAATATGGATGAAGAAACTGAGTACCATGAAGACGGTGATATATCTGATGAAGAGTCCATTGAAGATATCATGGAATCATTTGGTACTAATGTTAATAAGAAGTCTTTATTACATTAATATTAAACAGCAACACCGAGAGTTTACACTCTGTCAAGCCGTAAGTCAAGCGTATTTAAGGTAATAGTGAATATATTTTACTATACAGCTTGACACGGCATTCAAATTAGATTATTATATTGTAACTGAACAATAGAGGTGATATGTCCGACAAACCCAAAAAACACTATGTAAACAACTCCGATTTTCTTGCCTCATTGGTAGACTACCATAAAAGATGTGAGGTGTCTAGGAGTAAAGATGAGGAAGAACCTCCTATACCGGAGTATATCGGCGAATGTTTCCTTAAGATTGCAGAACATCTATCAAGAAAACCAAACTTTATTTCTTATTCTTTCCGAGACGAAATGATTTGTGATGGTATCGAAAACTGCATCATGTATTTCCGCAATTTTGATCCTAACAAATCTAGTAACCCGTTTGCCTATTTTACACAGATAATCTACTTTGCTTTCTTACGTAGAATTACCCGTGAAAAGAAACAGTTGTATGTCAAGTATAAGGCAACTCAACAATTTGGTATTCTGGATGAGGGTGAAATGTATGAAGATGAGAATGGCAACATGAGACAATTTGAAATGTATGATAACATCTCCGAATTCATTTTCAACTTTGAAGAAACGAAGAAAGCCAAAAAGAAAAGTAAAACTAAAGGCCTTGAGAATTTCATTGAGGTTGTAGAAGAAAAGATTGACGAAGAATAAAGGTAGTATATTATGAAGATTGCTCTGATTAATGACACTCATGCTGGTGCAAGAGGTGATAATCCTATTTTCAATGAGTTCTTTTTTAAGTTCTGGGAAAACACTTTCTTTCCTTATTTGAAAGAACATGATATTAAACATATCTGCCACTTGGGTGATGTAGTTGATAGACGTAAATTTATCAACTTTGTCACTTTGAATTCTTGGCGTAAAAGATTCTTTGACCGATTACTGGAAGAAGGTATCACAATGGATGTGATCGTAGGTAATCACGATGTTTTCTACCGCAACACAAATGAAATCAATGCGATGAATGAATTGTTCGCCGGTTATTCAAACATAAAGATTCTGGTTGAAGCCGAAGAACTGCAATATGATTCTCTGAAAGTTGCAATGGTGCCTTGGATCAATTCAGGCAACTACGAGACGACCATGGAGTTTCTTAAAAACACTTCAGCTGAAGTTGTATTTGGACACTTAGAGATTGCAGGATTCGAGATGGACAGAGGAAATATCTGTCACACTGGTTTAGACAAGAAAGTGTTTGATAGATTCGACTCCGTTCTTTCTGGTCACTTCCACCACAAGTCCACAGATGGTGTCATCACCTACTTGGGAAATCAATATGAGATGACATGGGCTGATCACGGTGACGAAAGAGGATTTCATGTCTTTGATACTGAAACCCGTGAACTTGAATTTGTACGTAACCCATTTCATATGTTCTATAAGATTTCATACGATGATACGGTACAGGACTTTGAATACTGGAAGAAATATGATTATAGTAAAATGAAAGACTGCTATGTGAAAATCATTGCTGTCAATAAACAGAATCCTTACCTGTTTGATACTGTAGTTGAGAACTTATATAAGATTGGTGTTGCCGATATTGCCATTGTTGAAGACTTTACCGAGGAAAACATCGAAGATGATGAGATGGTAAATCAGGCAGAAGATACAATGACCATACTATCCAAGTACATTGACGGCTTGACATTGAACGTGAATAGTGATAAACTTAAAAACTTAATGCGTGAACTCTATGTTGAGGCACTTAACACCGAAATCTCTGAATGATAAATTTCAAAACTATTAGATATAAGAATTTCATTAGTTCCGGTAATTATTTTACCGAGATACAATTGAATCGATCACAGAATACCCTTATTGTTGGTTCTAATGGTGCCGGCAAAAGTACTCTATTAGATGCAATTTGTTTTGCCTTATTTGGTAAGGCGTTTCGCAGTATAAACAAACCGGCATTGATTAACAGTATCAACCAAAAAGATTGTTTGGTTGAGGTAGAGTTCGATATCGGAAACAAACAGTATAAAATCATCAGAGGTATTAAACCTAATGTCTTTGAGATTTATTGTAATGATGTTTTGGTCAACCAAGATGCTGCGGTAAAAGATTACCAAGATTACTTTGAAAAGTTTATTTTAAAGTTGAATTTTAAATCTTTCACACAGATTGTTATTTTAGGTTCGGCTTCGTTTGTTCCTTTCATGCAATTGTCCGCCTCAGATCGCAGAGCCATCATTGAAGACTTGTTGGATATCCAGATATTCTCATCAATGAATCTGATTCTCAAGGATAAGTTATCTAAGAATAAGGATAAAACTGGTGAAAATAAACATCAGATTGAGTTTTCTAACCAAGCTTATGAGATGCAGAGTAAACACATTCTGAAATTGAAACAGAATAACGAAGATAAGATCAGAGAATATGAGTTAGAGATTGAACAGAACAACGAAAAGGTTAACGTTGCACTCGGTGATGTTGATGCTCTAACCAATCGTATCGACCAACTCTTATCAAGTATTACCGATAAAGATACTGTTAACAAGAAGTTAAAAGATTTGACGCAGTTGGAAACACAGATTGAAACCAACTCTACCAAAGTTAAGAAGGACATAAAGTTTTTCGAGAGTAGTGATCAATGTCCAACTTGTAGACAGTCGATTCAGGAAGATTTCAAAAAGAATCAATTAACTTCACTGGAAGCCAAGGCAAAACATTGTGATCATGGTCTTTCCCAAATCTCCGACAAGATCAAGGCAGAACAGGAAAGAGTTAGTGACATCGATGAAACTCTGAAAACAATTCAGAAAATGCAGGTTAAATTGGCAACATATAACACCAGCATTTCTGAAATGAATAAGTATGTCTCTAAGATAAACAAACAGATCGAATCTCTGAAAACTGTCAAAGAAGATTTGAATGTTGAAACTGATAAACTTGAAGAAATCAAAACCAAGTTGAGTGAGTTGGAGACAAACCATAAAAGACTGTTGGATGAAAAATCTTACTATGAAGCTGCCGCAATTCTGTTGAAAGATACCGGTATCAAAACTAAGATCGTCAAACAGTACTTACCTATTATCAACAAACTGGTAAACAAGTATCTAGCATCATTGGATTTCTTTGTCAACTTTAACCTTGATGAATCATTTAAAGAGTCTATAAAATCTAGACACCGAGATGAATTCACCTATGCCTCTTTTTCTGAAGGTGAGAAACAGAGAATAGATATGGCTTTGATGTTGACATGGCGTGCTGTTGCTAAGTTAAAGAATTCTACAAATACGAATCTATTAATCTTAGATGAAGTATTTGATTCGAGTCTAGATGCCAATGGTACAGAATATCTAATGAACATTTTACATATGTTGGAAGGTGTTAATTTGTTTGTTATCAGTCACAAGGGTGACATTTTGCAAGACAAGTTCCGATCCGTAATTCGGTTCGAGAAGGTAAATAATTTTTCTAGGATGACGAAATGAGTGATGTGATTACAATTGATACCGGTGTCGGTGTTTCACCACAATTAAGAGTGGAAGCTTTACCATTATACACCGACAATTATAGTATGTTGCATGAAGTAATGCCTGAGTATGATGTTATTAAGTTGCCTAATGATGATATTTCTTTGTTGGTTTCTAGATTGAAATTTACAATGAAGAAATTTGCTGGAGTTGGTCTTTCTGCTAATCAGTGTGGCATTAAACGTAGAGTTTTTGTTATTGGTTATGAAGACTTTCAACTTATCTGTATCAATCCTAAAATTGTTAAAATTTATGATGAACCTGAAAAGATGCGTGAAGGTTGTTTATCTTCACCTGCACTTACATTGAATGTTTCCAGGTACAAAAAGATCGATGTAGAGTTTTATGATGAAAGAGGAACTCTACAACAACTTACTATCGATGGTTTGACGGCTCAATGTTTTCAGCATGAGTTGGATCATATGAATGGCATCTATTTTACCGATCATGTTGGTGAAGTATCTCTGCGATTGGCTAAACAAAAGCAAACCAAAATTATCAAAAAATACAAGAGAATTAAATAATGGGTTACAATTTTGATCCTAAAGATGATGTTGAAACACAATGGTTGAAATGGCAGGAGTTTAATCCTGTCGAATCATTCGAAGATGTAGACGAGGCAAAACTAAAGGAAAAACTTATAGTAGATTTATCTTATGTCTCACAGATGGACGTTAAAGAGTATACCCTGTATCAGAAATGGTGTGAGATACATGAGAAATATCCTACCGTAAAAAACTTAACCGTGTTCGGTGATGAAGAAGTGTTTCTCGAAGATGCAACTCAGAGAAAGTACATCGATGCCGTTAAAGAAAACATTTGGGTGCCAGAATCAGCTGAAGACTATTTGAATCTACAGCCATTACTGGAATATACAGATGACTCTGGATCGATCACCAAGAAGTCTGTTGATGGTACGAACATTCAACTAGATAAGAAGAGAAGTAAAGAATTACCAGAACAATGGAATACAGCAAGAAACTTCATCTCTACGATGAAGAATAATAGTAATATCGGCAGAAACTTAAATTTCATGGTGAAAGATGGAAAAACTAACAAGTACTTGGGCGTGGTGTGTATATCTTCTGACTTCCTTGATCTTACACCTAGGGATAATGTTATTGGTTGGCCTAGGAACTTAAAAACCACAGGCGGCATGATCAATCATACCGCAATCGGATCTACAATTGTTCCTTTTCAACCACTAGGTTATAATTATGTCGGTGGTAAATTGTTGGCTCTTTTGTGTTTGTCCGATGAAGTACAGACACTTTGGAAAAAACAATACGGTGATACTTTAGTGGGTGTGACAACGACTTCTCTCTACGGTAAAACCAAATTGAATGGTCTTTCACAATATGATAACTTAGATCACTGGCAGAAAATGGGATTTACTTCTGGCTCAGTTTCATTCGAACCTTCCCGTGAAACTAGATATATGGTCAGAAGTTGGTTAAAGAAGTATCATACTAGAAAATATTTTGAGTGGTATGTTGCTAAGAAATCCAGTGGTCAGCCATATAAGAGAGATCATAAGAATCGTTCATTGAATTTCACATATTCAAAGTTCGGCATTCCTAAAGAGATGATTCGATCAGAACATGCTAGAGGAATATATTTCAGTCCACTATATAACAACACATACGAATTTCTGCGTGGTGAGATCAAAGAAGATCAATTGGTTAAATCGTTCGATACTTCATATGAATCCTTAGTTTCAATATGGAAAGAGAAACATGCCAAAGGAAGAATTAAGCAACTCACTAAAAAGAACACCGTCTCTTACGAATCTCTTTTTTATGATGATCTTATTTACCTAGATTGGGAAGAGACTAAGTCAAAATATCTAGGACAAGTTGGGCGATAATGAAAAAAAGTGCTTGACTTTGTGATATAATGCCTATATAATTATATACTTGCGGTGTGATAGTCTGAGGTGGGTGTCCAACTTGTCTCTCTGGTGCAATTCCAGAACACCGCTCCAATTACCCAACAGATGTTGCATAAAAACAACATCTGTTTTTTTATGCTTGACGGGTAAGTATATTGCTGTTATAATGGTTTCTATGTTAATGAGGAAACATTATGAAATCACCAGTCAATAACGATTATTCACACACTCTCCTAGAACAGGAAGAGATGATGTTTTATTCTTGCCTCAATGATACATTGGATGCTTTTCGAACTTTCGGTATAAAAAGCATGTTGAAAGAAGTACAGAAAGATCCCAAACTGAATTCTCAGTTGGTCGATTTTATTAACTCCTTCCAGAAAAAATAATGTTTACAACACAATCAAAATCCCAATTAGCCAAATTATTGGCTGTAGAAAATATTACGGTCGAACACCGTAAAATGCAAACCGCAAAATT